AGGCTAACTAAATGCTATCAGCAATGTATGCACACACATGTGAATCATGTGGAGATACGGGTCTAATTATTTTTGACCAAGATAAAACACACATAGACCCTTGCAAATGTGAATAGGATCTAGGGTAGGGGGTACGCCCCCTCCCAATGGTGTGCTCACTAATTATTATCAATTCTTTTTTTAAAATCATGTATCATACAAACCAAACAAATATTCAGATTTTGCCAAAATGAAAATTTTTACAGATTTTCAGATTTTGCTATTTAGAAACTTTAGGCCAACGTACTGATCAATGCATGACTGGCTTAAAAGGCGGTAAGGATCTGTCTGACTTTCCTTGATCTCCTTATCAACCTTATGAAGATTTTTCGGAAGACCAATACTTTCTGGAGATGTTGGCTCTAGGTCTACTATATTTTTGATATTATTTAAAAACGGCTTAACAGAAATAAAGTCATATACACCATTTAAAACATTTTGTGTGTCGGTAGTTAACTGGCTATATTCAACAACATGAAAGAAGTCAGAATATTCTTTCTTTTTAATTTGATCTAAGCAGTGTATAGAAGATGCAAGCCTTCCATTACTTCTCATCAAGAAATGGCACATGTTGTCATTTTCTGATATCTCATGGTTGTAAACCCACTGCTCTTCATTCATTTGCTTTAAAATATTTGCTGAGTCTAGGGCTATAAAAGAAGAAACTACTTCAAGCATTGGCCGTACTGTAAAAATAATTTTTGGACTTTTTGTTATGTACGTTTGGATAAGATTTAAATTTTCTTCTAATGGCCAGAACTTGTTTCTTTCAACAATAATTGGCTTGTCAACATCGCTGTAATAGTTTTCTATTAAATTGGAAATTAATTTTATTGATCTATCTTTTTTTGTATTGATAAGGGACATCTCATAATTTTGAAAGGTATTATGAAGATTCCACATATAGTCACAAACTGGTCCTGGAGAAGAACTATATATTTCTGGGTGTTGATTTAATAGTGCAGAAAGCAGGGTATTTCCAGATCTATGCATCCCAGATAGAAAAACAATGCTCTTCATATAATCACCATTTATCCACAGGACATTTTGCATTTTTAAGGGTAGTCTTTAAAGTCATAAAGCATCCACACTTTTTACATGTTTGAGATAGTTTTCTAAAAAATGGACATCCTCTACAAATTTCAAGGCGGTATGCAACCAATTCTTCCTGGGACCTTGGTGCATTAGGATTTAATAAATCCCATGGCTTAACATCATCTTCTGACATATAACCAGTATATCCTATAGCACCTTATTTGTCTAATACATAACTTTTTGTTATAATCCAGGATATCCAGCATACTAGAGAAAACTAACCTTTATTAGACATAGGGGATACTTGTATCCTTATATTGTCTATAGGGGGTTTGGGTAACTCTATTTTCGGCTTCGACTTATACCGCCGCATAAAAGCATTTTTGATCTCAAATAATGATATAATAATTTTATTATGACAACAACCGATTGGGCTCAATTTATTCTTGCTTTGCTTTCAATCGGAGCAATTATAGTTAGTTCAATTCGCTGGTATATAAAAGTTCAAATTAAACCCATAGCAGAAGCCATTGAAGATATTCGTGCCGAGACTAAAACAAACGGCGGAACTTCAATGCGTGATGAGATTAAATTTATTAAACTTGAACAAGAAAGATCTGCTAAAACCAGACTAGCGTATAATGATAAATTAGATAAAATGTATGAAATTCTTATAGACTATATTTCTAAATCTAAATAGTATATATAAAAGATATCTTAAAAACCTCTTACTTTATACTTCTTTTCTTTATATATTTTAAGTATACACCTTAATACCCTGGATTTCTACTTTTTAAGTAAAGTTGTTTATAACAATTTTGTAACAATTCTTAATATCCTGGGTTTATAACTTTTTGTTATCATATATATAACGTTTTGTTATAATTACTTTTATTTATATAATTTAATGTTATAATAAAAGCGCTGGCCCACTAGATTGCTCTACCCACCCCCACTGCCTCTAGTGGGTTCAGCCTTTATTTATGGTATAATCAATGATTATGACATGTTCATCTTGTTCCCCGCAAATTCAAAAATACGGTGCAGACCCTGCCAGCGTTCAATGGAAGGTTGTCCGTGGAGACACAGCAACCCTAGAGGTTGAGTTCCTTGAGATTGACGAGACTACCCCGTTTGACACCGATGGCTGGACGTATAAGGCTACTTCATACGATGCCACAGGTTCAATCCTAGATGATCTTCTAGTAACGGCTACAACGGGATCAGCAGTTATTACTGCAGATGCCTGCCTTACTGAAAAATGGGGAATAGGATATAAAACAGTGGTAGCAGAATTACCTTTTGATTTACAAATTACAATTCCAGCAGCAACTGGAGAAGACACAGTTTGGACACCAGTTATTGGTACAATATGTGTACTAGGTGATATTACTCCAGGAGGAAGTCTATGACAGCACTACCGCCAGTTATTAAGGTTAATGATGCACGTACAAATTTTCCACCTATTGTAAAAGTAAACAATAAGGTTTTTAAGGTAAAGGGCTAACATGGCATTTCCAGGTACATATAATTTTAGTTATTATAGAGGCGATACAAATCAATTTGTCATTCGTCCTAAAAACTCAGACGGTTCAGCATTTGATCTGACTGGCTTTACTGCTCAATTTGTTGTTGCCACATCAAGAGGCTCTTCTGGAACTCAGTACTTAATGCAAGCGGTTGTTAATGCCACAACAGACATTATTACTTGCACAATACCACCAGCAACTGGTAGAAATTTACAGCCAGGAAGTTTTGTTTATGACGTTCAGATAACGAATGGTGTTCAGATTTATACACTAGTTACTGGAACAATTTCCGTAACAGACGACATCACTGGAGCAGTTTAATGCCAGATGTTGTATTAAATAATGACGATGTTACAATTCTTGCACCACCCTCAGTAATTGAACTGCTTGTAGATATTGGACCACAAGGAACTCGTGGAAGCCAGTTTTTTGTCGGGGTAGGAAATCCAAACTCAGTAAGCATTGGACAAACACCAAATTTAAATGATTTATATATTAATACATCTCCTGGTGGAGAACTAGGATATTTATATCAATACAGATCAGAACCTGGTGGAAATGTTTGGGTAGAAGTATTAGATATTTATCCTTCAGTATATTCAGAAAATGCACAAGTTACCTTTGATTCAGGTACTTCAGAAGTTATTATTCCAGTAGCAGATATTGTTACAGTTACTGGTACTCCGCTTGTTTCAGAAAATTTTAGTGTTCAGTACAGTATCGCTCATACTAATCCAGTTGCTTCAGCAATGCAGATTCCAGCCCTAGTAGGTGCAGGAAATAATCTTGTCATTAATCTTGATGCCGTTGAGTATGCTGGTGGTGCATGGTCTGCACTAGATGGTTCGGTTACAATTCACTTTAACATCACCATTGTTGAAGCGGGTATAGTGTCATATTAGCACCATAACATGGTATAATTTCAAAGAGGTGAAAAAATGTCAGCAGAATCAATAGGAAGTTTAGTATCTACCAAGATACCTGGCTATTCAGATTCTGCAGATATTCAGGCTGCATTAAGAGTTTACCATTATGGTTCTTATGAATACGATCCAGCAAATACATCTACTGCTTCATTGGTAAGCCCATCAATTGCATATACTTTAAATAATTTACAGGTTCAGATAGATGATATATCTGGAGAAGGAATATCTCCAACTATTCTTACTGCAAAAGGAAGCCTAATATCTTCTAGCGCATCATCAACCCCAGTAGAGTTAACCGCTGGTCCAACCAATGGAATGTCTTTGTCTATAAACTCTGCTACAGCAACGGGCCTAGAGTGGAAAATTCCAGATGTTACACTGTCAAACTCTGTAACACTGACAAATAAAACAATTGCCCTTGGATCAAACACAATTTCGGGCACTATTGCTCAATTTAATACAGCCTTAACCGATGCAGATTTTGCAACAATTGCTGGAACAGAAACATTAAGTAATAAAACGCTAACTGCTCCAAAATTTGCAGATCTAGGTTTTATTGCAGACGCTAATGGCAATGAGTTATTAATTATGGATACCGTGACTTCTGCTATAAACGAGATAACGGTATCAAATGCTGCAACTTCTGGAACACCAGCAATATCTGCTACTGGCGGAGATACAGATATATCTTTAAATCTAGTTTCAAAAAATGCTGGAACTGTAAAAATTAATGGAATTTCTGCAGCAACAGTGGTAGATACTGAGGAAGTAGAATTACTAACAATAATGGGTGCTCTGCTATAATAGTAAAAAGGGGTGTATTAACATTAAAATAAAATTTATAAAAATAGAAAATATATCAGATCAGTTTTATCCACAACCAGCATATAAGATGTTACCAGACTGGTACAAAGATACTCCAGGATACCTTGGAAACAATAAGGTCCCATTTGACGAAGGAAGCCCAAAAGCAACAATTAAAAAATGTATGCCAGTTTTTGATTCAATGACTTCTGGTTATATCATAACATCCCATGTTGATGTTTGGGTAAAACAACAAGAGACAGAAAAAGATGGTAAGCAGCCTTATTTCGTTTGGCCAACAGGAAATCCACTGGGATTTCATGCGGTAGGCCAGGCTAAAGAGCACCCAGGTAACACTGGTTTTAATATTGCCTATCCAAAATGGGTAAGCCCATGGGCAATAAAAACCCCAAAGGGCTACTCTTGTTTTTTTGTACAACCAATGCATAGGGAGTCTGTTTTTGAAATTTTGCCAGGAATTGTTGATACTGATAAATGGTATCCACCAGTAAATTTTCCTTTCGTATTAAAGGATATAGGTTTTGAAGGTTTAATTCCTGCTGGCACCCCAATAGCCCAGGTTATTCCTTTTAAAAGAGAGTCTTGGAGTATGGAGTTTGGCTCAGAAAAAGACATATTAGAAACACTGGAAATGGAAAAAAGAAAACACAGTGTATTTTATGACTACTATAAAAATATCACAAAAAAAGGCAACCTATATAAATAATTATGATATAATAAAACAAAACCTTTATATGGGGTTGTACTTAAAACAAGAAAGGTAGTAAAAAATGGCTACTGTAACAAAGGCACTGTTTAGAGGGGCGGCAACTACAAGCGTTGGTACACTACTATACACCGTTCCAACCTCAACAACAACAGTTGTAACAAATATTTTAATTGCAAACACAGCAGCAACTGCTGCAACTTTTGATTTATCTTTAAATTCTGTAAAAATATCAGACGATGTCGCTATAGCAGCCAACAGTGTTGTTACAATTGACCTAAAGCAAGTTTTACCAACAACTCAAACAATAACTGGTGGCGCATCAGCAACTACTGTTAATTTTCATATTAGCGGCGTAGAGATTTCATAGGAGACTTAAAATGGCTATATCAGTATTACCAGTAGTTACTTCTTCGGGTTCTTCTACTCCAGCAGCAACGGCTTTTACAGTACCAGCCGCTCTTGTTGTTTATAAAGTAACAAGTACTTTTTCTGCAGGAACGTACACTTTAACTACATCACCAAATACTTCACAGGTAACAATGAGATTTTTTACTAGCGCAAGTGGAGACTTTCTTACACAAACAACAGTAGGCGGAACGGTAACATTTACACTAAGTTCAGCCTATACTGGCGCATGGGTTTCAATAAACACTGGATCAAGCATTATCTGTACACTTACTTTAGTTGCAGGAAACGCAACACCAACATCAATTACTGGTGGAACATTAGATACTATTACAACATCTTCTACTTATTCAACAACTGGACTTCTTTATGTTCAGGCAGTTGGAGGCGGCGGAGGCGGAGGAAATGGCACTAATTGCAGTACTCCATACACGGGAGGCGGCGGTGGTGGAAGCGGTGGAATTACAGCAGCATTTACATATACCAATGCTTCACAATCGATTACAATTGGTGCAGCGGGAGGAAACTCTGCTGCTGGAGGAACAACAAGTTTTGGAGCAATTGCATCTGCTGGTGGCGGAGGCGCTGGTGGTGGCGGTGGAGCAGGAACTTCTACTGCTGGAGGCACTGCTGGAACAAACGGAGGTAATGGTGGTGGCAGCACTGGTGGCGGAGGAACTAACGGATCTGCAAGTACGGTTATAGCCCCTGCTGTAACAAACAGCACAACTGGCGGTGGTGGATCAGGTAACGGCGCTTCGGGCGGTGGATCAGGAATCGGCACGGGTGGCAATGGCGGAAATAGAGGCCAGTACACCAGCAACAATGGAAACGCTGGAACAGGCTATGGTGCTGGTGGCGGTGGCGGTGGATCTAGAGCAACTAATGGTAATTCTACTGGAACTGGTGCCGCAGGTACCGAAGGAGTTGTTTATGTTCTTAGAGGATTTTAAGGAGAAAAAATGCCAAACTTTGCAGTATTAGACAATACAGAAATAGTTAACATAATTGTTGCTAACTCTAAAGCAGAAGCAGAAGAGTTAACACAAAAAGAGTGTGTTGAGTTCACTTATGGTGAAGTTGAGATTGGTGGACATCATTTTGGAAGTACTCATATTGGCGGAAGATATTTAAATAATACATTTATTATCCCTCAGCCTTTTGATGGTTGGACACTTAATGAAGATTTAGCAATATGGGAGCCACCAATTCCAAAGCCAGAGTTTGATGAAAGCGATCCTAAACTATATTTTTGGGACAAAGAAACAAACAACTGGCAAGGAGTTGCAATAGTTGAACTCCCAGAGTAATTAAATAAAAAAAATAACCCCCAAAGGATATTCTCCAATGGGGGTATTTTTTATCCCTTAAATTAAATTATTGGGAAATTTCTTTAACCATTTATTCGTGGCACCGTTTTTCATAGATGACCATGAACTCCAGTCCTTACCGCCTTTTGTCATGTGAAACACGATTTGAGCATTTTTGACTGGGCTAAAGAGTTCAGCATTTAAATCAAGATTGAATTTATCTTTTCTATCTGGACCTAAATTACCGATCATGTTGATCTGGAAGATTCCATATGAGGAGTCTCCTGTCTCAGCATTACCATTGAATGCAAATGGGCGACCATTAGATTCTGCTTTGGCAACAGCCCAAGCAGTCTTAAGACCTACCCCTTTAAACCCAACAGCCTTCAGTAATTCAACCAACTGGATGTCAGTCAAACTTGTAGCATCCGCATACTTTGCAAGTACTACATCAGTAGTAGGCTTAGAAAGCAAAAAAGCCGCTTTGTCGGCGGCAGGTGCAATCTGAGCGGTATTACTTAGTAAATTGTTCTTTGTAGCATAAGCAATACCAAGACCATTATTTAATAATGTTAAAGTAAGCAATGTTACAAGAACCCCCGATAGTATTTTGTTGTCTCTCAAGTTTTTCCTCCTAGACTACAAATGCTACTTTGCAGTAGCATACTCTAATTATAGCATCTTTTGGCCTTTTGAGTCAAATATCAGCATAAATTCTTAAAATTATTTCTATTGCAAGTGGTATAATAATAAGACTATGGCTGAAACTCCTGTCTATGACATTCCTTATCCCACGAACTCTTCTCCAGTAGATGTTGCTGGTGATTTACAGGCTATTGCTGAGCGTATTGAAGTAATTCTTCCTACAATTGGATTACCTTATCATACATTAGAAGTTGTAAATAATAGTGGTGTTTCTATTGCTAAGGGTGATCCTGTATACATATCAGGTTTTGGTACCAGCAAACCAAGAATAACAAAATCACAAGCAAGCACTATTGCAACATTTCCAGTAATTGGATTAGCACAATCTGCAATTGGTAATGGTAGTGATGGAGTTGTTGTTATATCAGGTGTATTTACTGACATTAATACTTCTTCGTATGCCGCTGGAGATAGGCTATATGTTGGATCAAGCGGTGGTCTTACAGCAACTCAGCCAATTACTGCTACAACAAATTCTGGAGTAGTTGGAATTGTTGCAAAATCAAATAGCACTACTGGTGTTATTCTTGTAGGATCTTTTAAAGGCAATGGTACGTGGGGATCAATGAAAGCAGGATTAGCATAATGGCACAATATAGAAATCAAACACCTTATCAAATTGGTTCAGAACCACCACAATCTATCTGGACAATTGTTAGAGGAGACACAGCATCCTTTAAGATGTATGTACAAGATGACACTGGTGAGCCACTAGTAATTGAAGACTGGACAATTACAATGGACTTTGCTAGATCAACTACATCTGCTGTTATTTTAACAGTAACTCCAGATGCAGACGAAGACGACGGTCCAGGAGAGTTTACAGTATATCTTGCAAGTGATGAAACAGAACTTTTAGAAACAGATGACGAGTTTGATATTCAGATGGCTAACAGCGGCAATGCAGTTGTTTGGACAGTCTTGCAAGGCAAAGTTTTGATGGTAGAGGATATAACAGGTTAATGGCAAAAGCCACTGTTCTTAATGTTGAGAGCAAAAGGGTGGTTAAGGTTAATCCTACCTGCAAAAATAGAAAGTCTGTTGTCCTTTATGAATTACCATTTAAAATAAGAATAACTAATATCAAGGTTCCAGGATACAGTCCTAGCAATGTACCCCCGATTGGCATTGCCATCATCGGATTAAATAACTATATTTTATGATATAATCAATGATATGGCCGTCCTACCAATAAATCAATTAAAAGCAAAGTTTCAAACGGGTGATAGACCTAACGGAGAAGACTTTACTGACCTAATTGATACCACCGCATATAG